GATAACATTGAAGCCATAAAGGAGTTAGAGGATAAAGTATATGACTTGACAACTAAAATGGAACTTGAATGTGGTAAGCAAGATTTCAACGAAAAGTTAAATCAAGCATGGTCATTATTATATGAGGTATGGCAAGAAAATAATTAAGGGGGAGGTATCACTATGAGTAAAAAAGAGCAAGCTTTAATCAATGAGAAAGTAATGGAAATGATAGACAAGTATAATGAAGAAGTAAATCAAAATGTTTTTTACAATGAAAAACGCCTTCGAACTTGTCAGGCATACGTTTATGAAACGCCTAGTTTCTATGTATTGCGTAGCTACGATACGATAGTAGCGATTATCGATAAAAGTACAGACACCTGCTACGACTTTCTCCGATTAGTATACGGATACACAAATACGTCCGCACAACACATCAGAAAGTTTGGTGAAGAATACGGTCGTGGTAAGTGGGGCTGCGAACGACTTTTAACATACCGTGAAGTATAACTACTAGGGTGCGTGGTCGGCACGATTACAGTTTCAACACTGTGCACCCTTTAGCACCAGTCAGGTGCAGAAACCAAACAACACTACAATAGAAAGAAGAGGTATTACTATGGCAAGAGAAAAAATGGTGACAAGGACAGTAACCCAGACAACGGCAGAAGTTATGACGATTGACGTCACAACGGCAGAAGTGCAGATACGTGAGTACACCATCGGGGGTACTTATGACACTAATGAAACACTCCTTAAAAAACTTCAGAAGCTTTTCCAGACCGATACATTCAAGCTTGTAAACATCAATAGTGCCACTGTAGAGGATTTACTTCTCGGAATGACAGAAGAGGACTTCATTAGATACGCTACAGTTCTTCCGCCTAGAAGTGCTAAAAAAGAAAGTGAGGAGAGTTAGCATGAAAAAACAAACACGGTGCGTATAATGGTAGAATTTAAAGATTCTTATCCATATCGTTTTGTAACAGTCTCATTTTCGCTTGATTCTAGTATACTAACAATCAAACAAGATACTGTTAAGCGCACATTACGATTAGACTTCATCAAGACAATTTACATATTCTAAGAATACATAAAGTTAGTCAAAACTAACAAGGGTGCGTGGTCGGCACGATTACAGTTTCAACACTGTACACCCATTAGCACCAAATAAGGTGTGGAAACTAATCAAAATAAAACCAGAAAGAAAGAGGGAACAAAAATGAGTAAACACTATGTAAAGTTAGTAAAGGAAATGATTAAAGAGGATATTAAGGATGATGTTTCCGTATCAGTGGTAAATGGTACTCTTGTGGTAGACATATATGTAAATCATTGCTTATGTTGGCACACAGCTATACCACGTATTGAATTACGAGCCAGCTCATATATGACAGCGAAAATCGTGGCAGACACTGTTAAAAACCAGTATAAACAGTTCATTTTGGATAGGTATTTTGTTCGGAAAAAATTCAAATAATACTTGACATTTAGATTGTCATATGCTATTATATAATTGTAGCAAGGGAATAATCAAAAAAAATCCAAGTTACGTTTGCCATAGGTGGTGTAGGTTTCCAATCCACTACGCCACCTGCCCCCTTAGTAGGTGTAGTTTATTGGTAAAATGCGTGAATCTTAAATAACCCTTATCATTGCTCATTCACGTGAAGCAGGTTCAATCCCTGTCACCTACTCTAGTGCTTTATAGCACTAAACTATATCTTGACGTTTTTAAAAAATAAAGAAAGAGAGGATGAAAAAACATGGCAAGAGTACCAATGGTAACACGAACAATTATTACAACAAAAGTCAACGTGATGTGTTTAGACATTGAGACAGGAGAACCTTGTAACAAGTCTGTAGTAGTCCCACGTACTTACAAGGACGATGAAAAGCTTCTCAAGAAAGTGAAAGAAGTTCTTGAAACGGAAACATTGAAGCCAGTACACATCGTTTACAAGGAAGAGATTGAAACTCTTTACGGCATGACAGAGCAGGAATTCATTGAACACGCCGAAGTTCAGTCACCAAGAAAAGTAGCATAAGAAAACGTAACAGAATAACAGAAAAAAGAAAGAGGTAAAAGATTATGGTAGAAATCAAAGAATGTAGCAGAGAGTTTTCAGAAGTTGAGCAGTATCTTATGACGATTGCACCGTCAATAATTTCAATGAAAGACGTGACAGATGGAACGCATATTACAGTTGATGGTATTCTTACATTTGAGGATACAAAAGAGACAACTGGTGAAATAGCTGATATTCTTTCAGTTATTACGCCAGAAAAGAAAGTATATTCGTGCCAGTCATCAACGTTTAAACGTTCAATCAGAGATATTTCAAAGATTATGAATGGTAAGCAGTTTACAATCATTAAGACCTCAGGCAAGACAAAAGCAGGTCGTGACTTTATCAACTGTGAGTTAGATGTTGAAAGTCTCAAGTAACTTATAAATATTAACAGCGTGTACTTTAATTGGTACACGCTTTTTTAGACAAGAGGGTGTTTTTTTGTGGCAAAAAGAAAAAAGAAAGTATCAGCTTATACACGTAACAGGAATCGAATCAACAGCTACATAAGAAGATTAAACAAAAAAGGACTTATAACTGAACTGTATTTTCCGACAGAAAGAGAACTAAAATTGCAAGGAATAAAAGGTGCAGAGTTAACCCGTTATACCAATGAGTTGAAAAAGGTAACATCGGATTTCTTAAAAGGTGAAGCCATTCCAATTCCAAAAACGCCTCAGAACTTTAACGAAAATGGTGATTTAAAAGTCGGTGACGACGGAATGTTTAATAGGACAGTAATAGCAGACATAAAAAATAACATATCACATTATCCAAAAGAGATAGCTGATAAAGTTACTTCTTTAATTGACCAGTTAATCACTCAGCAGGGCATAGATGATGTAGTAGAATCTATCATGTTAACACCAGATTTACATTACTATTTCAATAAAAGTAAGTATGACAGCGAATCAGCATTGGAAGATTACGCTTCAGGAATTATAAATGCACTTCCTAACGCAAGTGACCAGTATAAAATGGACTTAGCTGATGCCTTTGAGTTTAACGAGTTAGGCTACACCGTTGAAGATTAAAAAGTATAGATATTTTATGTGCGATTTTGAAACAACTGTTTACAAAGGACAAGAGTTCACAGAGGTATGGGCATCAGCTTCGGTAGAACTATTCACAGAAAATGTTAGTATTTTTCACTCAATCGATGAGCAGTTTAATTACTTTGCAAAGCAAGATTGCAATATCGTGGCTTATTATCACAACTTAAAGTTTGATGGTTCATTCTGGTTATCATATTTGATGATAGATAAAGGGTTTAAACAGGCATACAGAAAAACAGGTGAAGCTATAAACGAGGTAGAGTGGTTGCAGGAAAAATTTATGGAAAACAATTCCTTTAAATATAGTATATCAGATAAAGGAATATGGTACACCATTATTATAAAAGTAAATAACCACTTTATTGAAATAAGGGATTCACTAAAGCTTTTGCCATTCAGTGTTAAAAGAATTGGTGATAATTTTGGCACAAAGCATAAAAAGCTTGATATGGAATACACAGGTTTTCGATATGCAGGGTGTGAGATAACAGACAGTGAAAAAGAATACATTGCTAATGATGTTCTTGTTGTTAAAGAAGCACTTGAAATTATGTTCAACGAGGGTCACGATAAACTAACAATAGGTTCTTGTTGTTTAGAAGAATACAAAGAGATATGTAAGAAATCACTTAAGAACCAGTTAGAGTACAAGGAAATGTTTCCAGATGTATATAATGTGAGTATTAACCCCACAGAATATACATACGAAAACGCCGGAGATTATATAAGAAAATCATACCGAGGTGGATGGTGCTATTTAGTAAAAGGAAAAGAGAACCAGATAAAAACAAATGGAACTACGGCTGACGTAAATTCGCTGTATCCATCTATGATGTCATCTGAATCGGGAAACAGGTATCCAGTTGGTAAACCTTGCTTCTGGAAAGGAAACTATATTCCAGACGAAGCTATAGCCGATAATAAGTATTATTTTGTTAGAGTTAAAACAAGATTTTATATCAAGAGAGATAAGTTACCATTTATCCAGATAAAAAGTTCTTACTTATATAAAGGTACAGAAGCACTGGAATCGTCAGATATTTATGACAGTAAAACAGATTCTTACTTTTCATTCTATAAGGATAAGGACGGTATATTAAGAGATACAAGGGTTGAATTAGTCTTGACAATGACAGATTACCAGTTATTGAAAGACCACTATGATTTAGTTGACTTTGAAATACTTGACGGTTGTTGGTTTTACGCCTTAACAGGTATCTTTGATGAATACATAGAAAAGTATAAACATCAGAAACTTGTTAGTAAAGGTGCGTTGCGTGAGTTGGCTAAACTTTTTCTTAATAATCTGTATGGAAAATTGGCATCAAGTAAAGATTCATCATTCAAACTAGCGTATGTGAAAGATGATAAAACAATAGGGTTTTTACCTGTTACAGAATCAAAAAAGAAGGCAGGGTATATTCCTGTCGGTTCAGCTATAACAAGTTACGCAAGAAACTTTACTATAAGGGCAGCACAAGCGAATTATCATGGTGTAGATAACCCAGGTTTTATTTATGCGGATACAGACAGTATACACTGTGATTTACCACCAGAAGAAATTGTTGGAATCAAAGTACACGATAAAAACTTTTGTTGTTGGAAATTGGAATCATGCTGGGATAAAGCAATATTTACAAGGCAGAAAACATACATTGAGCATGTAGTTGCAGAGAATCTTGAGCCAATTGAAAATCCATACAACAATATAAAGTGTGCAGGTATGCCAAAACGTTGTAAAGATTTATTTGAATTATCACTGACAGGTGATGCAGATAATAGTAAAGAATGGAGTGATGAAGAAAAAGAATTTCTGTTTTATAAAGATAACACCTCTATTAAACGTGATTATAGTTCATTTAAAATAGGATTGAAAGTACCCGGAAAATTACGACCAAAGAGAATACGTGGCGGTATTTTATTGGTTGATACTTCTTATGAAATGAGGTAAAAACATGAAGAAAATTATATGTTTATTGCTATTTTGTTTTACATTAACAGGGTGTACGCCTGGTAACAAAGTACCAACTGAAAAAACTGAGTATAGTATAATACTTAATAGTGGTTCAGCTTTTGTATTTACATTTAAAGACCCTGATACAAACGTTTGGTATATAGCATCTGATAAAGGCGTAACACCTAGACTTAATCAAGATGGCTCATTATATGTAAAATAGTAAAAAACAGAGGGAGAACTAAGTTCATACCCTCTGTTTTTATTTATATCTATAACCCATGTGTTAATCATTGCGTTCAGCGAAAACGACAAGTAACACAGGCTCTATACTTTCAAGAGTGCTATCCTATGTTCTCAATGTTAATCGCATGAGTAGATATACTTAGTAACTAAGTGCACTTAATGCGGCTTCTTTACATCTTAAATCTTTAAATCTAAAGCAACCACGTTCAAATAAATACCTAAGATTATTCAAAAAGAAGTCGTTACGTTTTAACATAACATAATTTATCTCATGGTCATCAGTAGTCACACTGATTTTTAAACCAAAGGTACGGTCTGGTCTATCATCACAGTATAAGTAGCCATTCTCAGTAAATTCTCTTATACCGAACTCACAACCTTTATATTTAAGTGTGCAAAGGTATTTATTTTTTCCAGTAGGTCTTTCAATAAAACTCTGATTATCATTCAAATAAACACATTCACTACTATATCCAACATAACTGTCTTTCTTAAAAGCTCGGTTGAATCCACTGGTTTTCTGTGCTTCGCTTGCTGATTTATTGAATCCCTGTTCTAATACAAACCCGTCACCACGTAAAAATTTTGTATCTTTATGTAGTCTAGCACTAATCTCCATTTTTGTGTAATATGGATTGATAAGACTGACAGGATTCGCAATCATATACACAGGCACATAACGAACCTGTTCACCCTGTCCTCTTGCAATAGACGTATGAATACTGATAAACTTTCTTACTTCATCAGGACAGTAATGATTAGATTCACTTTGAAATTCATCAAATTCTAACCTAGAAATATCAGCAAATAAATGACTGTATTTTTTCAACTGGTCGGCACTGTTTAAACTGATAGCATACCCACAGCTTTTTTCGTCTAAGAATAACTCATGGAAGATTCCACTAGCCCGTCTTTTTGAAGTCATGGTATGACCTGTGAAGAACAGACTACCTATATCTTTATAGAATTTATCTACAACATTATCAAGTTCATAATTATAACGGTAAATAAGTCCAAACTTTTCGCCTTTATCAAGAAATCTGTTTACGCACAGCCTGCTGAAATAGGTTGTCTTTCCTGCACTTCGGTTTGAAGTAACCATATAGATTTCTGGTTTGTTACCGTTGATATCTAACATTGACAATAATTTAGTACCGTCATAATATTTTGGCATTTCAAAAAATCTCCTTTCCATACTTAATTATAACACACCTATTGATTTTTCGCAAGTAGTGTGCTATAATAAAATTGAATTAAATAAGAAAGGAGATGCCATGGAGAACTTATATCCAATCTTTGTAGCGTTAGGGTTTAACGCCCTAGACGTACTAACCGGTATCGTGTCAGCCATAAAAAATAAAGACATTAAATCCGCTAAACTACGTGATGGTCTTTTCAAAAAAGTGGGTTTTATTTTCTGTTATTTTACGGCTTGGTTAGTTGATGGGTACGGTGGTGTTATAGGATTCAAACTAGGTGTAGCAATATTACCATTTATTGTCCTTTATGTATGCACAACTGAACTAGTTTCAATACTAGAAAACATATCCAAAATTAACTCAGACCTTTTACCGAGCAAACTTATGGAACTTTTTCACATTTCAGAAACCAGAAAGGAGTAACAAATGGCTGACATTAACAAAGCTGTTTCTTTCATGATTAACACAGCAAAGGACAATATTCATGGTTATGACCAACAGCACAGAAACGGTCCAGATTATGACTGTAGTTCACTGGTAGGGACAGCATTATACTATGCAGGTTTCGCTGTTTCGCCTTATTCATGGACTGGCAACTTAGAATCACAGTTAAGAAAAGCAGGGTTTGTTGATTGCAAAGCACCATGGAAAGCAGGTGACATTCATTTAAACAGAGGAAACCACGTATGTATGAGTATCAATGAAAGCCAGATAGTTGAAGCGTCAATTAACGAAAAAGAAACAGCCACAGGTGGTAAAACTGGTGACCAGACAGGTAAAGAAATTCAGATTACTACCTATTATAATTATTATCTCGGTTGGGATTTACACTTGAGATTTACTGGTGTAAACAATAACACCAATAAAGCTTATACGGTTGAAGAAATAGCTAGACAGGTTATTGCAGGTAAATGGGGTGTCGGTAACGAGAGAAAAAGACTCTTAGAAAAAGCAGGTTATAATTATGATGAAGTACAAAGCTATGTAAATGGACTCTTTACAAAAGGTGGTTACAAGTCTAACGGTGAAGTTGCAAGAGAAGTCATCAAAGGTGTGTGGGGCGTAGGAAAAGAAAGAAAAAACAGACTTGAAAAAGCGGGTTATGATTATAACGAGATTCAAAAACTCGTTAATCAGATGTTAGGTTAATACAATGCCAGACATAAACAAAGCTTATTCATGGGCAATCGAAACGTGTAATGCCCCTAACGTGGGATATAGTCAGACATATAGAAACGCCCAGACCGTAGGTGGCATTACATATTACGATTGCAGTTCTTTTATCAACTACGCACTATTAGCAGGTGGATTTACAACACCTAATTACGCACCAAAATATAACGCTTTTACAACTTATACCGAAGCAGACGTTTTACTTTCACTAGGTTTCAAGGAAGTTGATGCTAGCGGCGAATACTTAGCGGGTGACATTGGTCTTTCAGTTTCCCATACAGAAATGTGCTATAAAGGTGGTAAGGGAAAAGGTGTGTTCATGGGAGCACACACAGACAACGCACCATTAGCACATCAAGTTAGCATAGGTTCAACAACTGGAAATCAAAATTATGAAACATCATTCCCACGGTTGTTTAGATACGGAGAAGGTGGTGCATCTGGTTATGGATGTAGTGCATACGTTGTATCAGCAATATGTGGCAATATGTGGCAGGAAAGTGGTGTAAACCCAGGAATGTGGGAAGGACAGAATGTTGGTTCATTTACGAGTTTAAATGTTGGTTTTGGGCTAGGACAATGGACAAATACTGGTGGAGATACGCATGGTAGACTTTATAAGTTACATGAATGGCTTCAAGAAAATGGGTATCAAGACGATGATGGTAACGGGCAACTTCAATATTTAATTCACGAAAATGTGTGGTATTCCAGAGATGAAGCTAGTCAATATGCTACGTTAACAGATTTTCTTACTTCCAGTAGTACAGATTTAGCTGAATTAACTCATGCTTTTAACGTAGGTTGGGAGGGAATACACGACCACACATGGGATTTCCGTGTAACCTATGCAGAAAAATGTTATGACTTTATTACGAAACACGCTAATGACACCTCAATCAACAAATGGTTTTCAAAAAATGAGTTCTTATCAGTCGACGAAAGACTCAACAATGCTGTTCTTATCTACAGATTCTTATCGGCAGGTGGAGGAGGTGGTGGAACGCACACTACAAAAAAGAAATCAATGCCAGTTTGGATGATGTTAAAATATCATTATTAAATTGAAAGGTGGTGATTAAATGGCAGTAAAAACTAGAGAAGAAATTCTGGAAAGTTTCAGAACAATACTAGGAGAAAATCCTGACGACGGTTCCATCTCGTTTTTAGAGGATGTTACCGACACACTGGATGATTTTGAAAAAAGAGCAAATGGTGACGGTACGGACTGGAAAAGCAAGTACGAAGAAAACGATGCAAATTGGAGAAAGAAATACACAGAAAGATTTTTCTCAGGTGAACCAAACCCAGAACCAAAACCAGAGCCAAAACCAGAACCAGATAATACCCCAAGGACATTTTCAGATTTATTTAAGGAGATTTAAAATATGGCTAGAAGAATTGCTAATAGTACGCTAAATGCGTCTACAATTGACATTATGAACGTTATCCGACAGAACGCTTCATATGATTATCAGCAGAACGTACCTGCTGTTGCAAAGGCAAGTGATATTCCTAAAGTCGGAGAAGTTATCTACGGAACACCTGCTTTTGCAAACCAGTTTATCAACGCACTTGTAAACAGGATTGCTATTGTACGTGTGCAGTCTGCAAACTTTAACAACCCGTATTCTATTCTTAAAAAAGGATACCTTGAGTACGGTGAAACTGTAGAAGATATTTTTGTATCAATCGCAAAAGCAGTAGACTTTAGTGCAGAAAAAGCACCGCAGAGAGAGTTCAAGAGAAGTATTCCAGATGTTCGTTCGGCTTTCCACGTAATGAACTGGCGTGTAATGTACCCAGTAACCATTCAGGACGAAGATTTAAGACAGGCATTTCTTAGTATTGATGGTGTACAGAACCTTATTGCTAAGATTGTTGATGCAGTTTACACAGGTGCAGAGTACGACGAGTTCCTGCTCTTTAAGTACCTGTTGATTAAGGCTATCAGTCATGGTAGAGTGCATCCAATCTCAATCGGTACTGGCGAAGTACTTACAGAAAGTGCAGTACAGTTCAGAGGTACTTCTAACTTATTACCATTTATGTCGAGTGAGTTCAATGAAGCAGGCGTTAAAACGAACACACCAAAAGAAAGACAGGTTATTTTCATGGACGCTATGTTCAATGCACAGTATGATGTGAATGTACTTGCAAGTGCTTTCAACATGGACAAAGCAGATTTTATGGGAAGACTGTTCCTTATTGATAACTGGTCAGAGTTCGACAATGAACGTTTTGATGTTATCAGAGCTAATTCTGATGGTATCGAAGAAGTTACTACAGAAGAACTTACACTGTTGAAAAATGTAAAAGCTGTTATTCTGGATGAAAACTGGTTTCAGGTTTATGACAACAATAACAAATTTACAGAGAAGTATGTGGCATCAGGTTTGTACTGGAATTATTTCTATCATACATGGAAAACAGTATCTAACTCGCCGTTCGCTAATGCTTGCGTATTTGTAACAGATGAAGCTACAATTACATTACCTGCAACAATCACAGCGCATGTTGTTGCTAAGGACGAAAGTGACATTGCCACAGTATTCACAATCAGTCCAGACTTAGACGGTCAGAGCCTTAAGCCGAACAATGTAAACTTTATTCAGACACAAGCGTTGACAACAGCTGGTATCGCAGTTCAGCCTTATGGTGGTGTTATGATTCCTAACAATAAGGCTGATACAGAGATTACTCTGGTAGCAGAGATTAACGGCACTAAGTATAAAGCCGCTACAACTATTACTGGTGCTACAACTGTTGACACCGCTATTACCTTAAATAAAGGGTAATGGTAAGGGTGTGTGGTGGTATTAAGTTACTGCCACACATCCGTTAGAAAGGAATGTGTTATGTATATAAATCCTCAGACTAATATAAAGATACTAAAAGATGTACCACTAGATACAACATATGACCATACATTATGGTTTGACAGTATAAGCGCACAGTTTAGTTATTTCAGTGCGTTGACAAAGTACAATATGAATAACTACAGTTATCAAAGAGTGCAAAAAGGTGTAGCAAGAGTCGGTATTAAAGCTGACAGCCTTTATGATTGCAACTACATGATGTTTCAAAATTCAGCTTATGGTAATAAGTGGTTTTATGCTTTTATAACAAGTGTTGAATATGTGAATGACGTAACATCTAACATCAGTTTTGAAATTGATGTCATGCAAACGTGGCTATTTGATTGTTCACCAGATTATTGTTTTGTTGAAAGAGAACATTCAGAAACTGACCAGATAGGTGCTAACATTATACCAGAGAACCTTGACACTGGTGAATATGTATATAATGGGTACGGTAAATTAACTAAAGTTCTTGACCCATTGTGTATTATATGCATGGTCTGTGATACATCAGAAGACCCAGACGGTACACTATATGATGGTATTTACGGTGGGTGTACATTATTTGCGTACAATGTAGATAAGAAAGGTGTTACCGCATTGACCAAAAAATTGCAAAGCTATAACCAAAAGCCAGATGCAATTGTGGGACTTTATATGTGCCCTGTTATCGCCACTGGTCAATCTATTCCAGATGACGGGTTGCAATTACTGTTTTCAAAAAGTGCTTATGGTTTTGACATTTCTGTTCCTGCCTTAACAACAAATGATACTCTTGATGGATACAAACCTAAAAACAATAAACTGTACACTTATCCGTATAACTATTTATCAGTAGAAAACGAAAAATCTACAGCCAGTTTTAGATATGAATTTTTTAACAATTTAACTGTAGCACTTCACGTTGATGTTCCAGTTACAATGCCTATACAAGTAGCATTAAGACCAAACGGATACAAGGGCAGTAAGGTTGGTACAACTCTTAATGGTGAATCATTGATACTTGACGATTATCCAATGTGCAGTTGGTCTACTGATTCTTTCAAAGCATGGCTAGCACAGAACGCACTTCCATTAGCAGCCACAGCTACGGCAGGTGGATCTGCTCTAGGATTGTCTGCCTTAGGTGTAAGTTTTCCGCCACTAGGGGTACTATCAGGAGTTGGAACTGTAATGAATCTTTTATCACAGGGATACAAAGCATCTATTATGGCTGACGTGGCAAGAGGTAACATTCACAGTGGAAACGTTGATGTTGCAAGTGGAAAGAAAACTTTTTGGGGCGGAAGAATCAGTGTAAGTCACCAATATGCAAGAATGATTGACGATTTCTTTACTAAGTTTGGCTACGCAACTAAGAGAGTAAAAATTCCTAACCGTAACAGTAGACCGCATTGGAACTATGTGAAAACTGTTAGTGCTACAATGACAGGAAGTGTGCCGTCTGATGATATGAAAAAAATTTGTAGTATCTATGATAACGGCGTGACATTCTGGAAACATGGATATGAAGTTGGAAGATATGACCTAGACAATAGTCCAGTATAATAAGGTGGTGATAAAATGGGACGAAGAAAACATGACATTTTTGACGAAAGTATGGTACTGAATAACCTTACTTATCGTCAGTATTTAAACAGGTTAACAGAACTTGCTATATCCATGTTTGAATGGAAGAACCTACCAGATACAGTTGATGCAAGATATCTGGAATTACATTTATTTGAAACTGGTTGCATGGTTTATTTCAAAGACGAAGTAATAGGTGACTTGTGTTTAGACTGTATAGTTAATGGCAGACTTGATGTATACGGTAACCCTTTACTTAGACGTGCGTACAGTGGATACAACAATTATCAGAAGTTACTAAAATATAATAACAGCGTTATTATCTGGAATAATTATCTTCATGGTAACAGTATTCTTGACGTTGAAATGTTCGCAAGAAGATTATACAATATTGATAGAATTATTGATATCAATGCAAACGCACAGAAAACACCAGTATTGGTAATAGGTAATGAAAAGCAAAAACTTACTCTTTTAAACCTGTATAAAGAGTATGACGGAAACGCACCTGTTATTTTTGGTGACAAGAATCTGGATATTAACGCATTAAAAGCACTTAGCACTAATGCTCCATATGTGTGTGATAAGCTGTACCAGTTAAAAACACAAATATGGAATGAAGCGTTAACTTATCTAGGTATAAGCAATATCAATATTCAGAAGAAAGAAAGATTGATTACAGATGAAGTTACACGTAACCAAGGTGGTACTATTGCTAGCAGGTATAGCAGGCTAGAATCACGTAGGCAAGCTGTTGAAAAAATAAATAATATGTTCGGAACAAATATCGAAGTCAATTATCGCGAAGATTTTCAGCAGGTTGGTGACGATAATCAACCAGAAGACCCAGGTGCAAATACGATAGGTGGTGCAGGAAATGAGTAAATACACGACAGAAGTTAGGTATATTTGTGAAACTGATAGTGGGTTAAATGAAAGTGTTGGTTTTAACTCAGTAGATGAAGTTATATCAAAATCATGGGACAAGATTTTTACCACTAAAGTCCCTTTCTTTGATGAAAATTATAGAAAGATACTTTGTTGTAAAATCTTAAAACACTATTATTTAAGAGAGATAGGCTGTGAAACTGTAGGCATCTGGAAGCTTTGGGTTAATACAAAGATGGAAGAAATAATGCCTTACTACAATCAGTTATATGAGAGTGCTAAGTTAAAGTTTGACCCATTCCATGATGTTGACTTAACCAGAAAACACAACAGAACTGAAAACGAAAAAAGCGTAGACAACAGAAGTGGAAATGGAAGCAGAGATGCTAATACCTCACAGACAACAAATAACAACAAGAATAGTAGCGCAAATGGTGAAGAAAAGAACCTGTTCAGTGATACACCTCAAGGGGGTTTAGTCGGTGTTGATAACCAGACTTATTTAACGGACGCTAGAAAGATTAACACTAAAAATAGTGGCAATGAGAGTGTAATTGGTAATTCTACAGAAAAAAGCGGAAGTACCTATAAAGACAGTGAACAGAGTAGTGGTAATGTTGACACTACAGAAGATTATATCGAAACTATTGTAGGTAAGCAAAATTCAGAAAACTACAGTTCGTTAATTATGAAATACCGTGAAACATTCTTAAATATTGATATGCAGGTTATTAAGGAATTTGATGAGCTATTTTTTGGTTTATGGTAAAAGGAGGAATTTAACATGGATGAAACTATAAAAACATTACGGTTTTATTGCCAAAAGGTACTACCATTGGTTTATGATGATACTTTAAGTTACTACGAACTATTATGTAAAGTTTGTAACAAACTTAATGAAGTTATTACAGCACAAAATGGTATTCCAGATTACATCGAAAAGAAAATCAAAGAATACATTGAAAGCGGTGATATTAACGTCATTATTGCTCAAATTTTAGCTAATTATAACCTTAACGTTAAATTTCCGCCTAGTGGATTAAAACCTGCAAGTGGTGACGGGACATCAGATGATACTCAAGCTATTCAGGCTTGTATTAACTACGCTTCGGAACATGAGGGAATGACACTATTCTTTCCGAACGGTTCATACTTAGTTAGTGAATTAACTTTACATGATACTTTATCAATGTATGGACAAGACAGATATAATACTAGGATAGTAATTAGAGGTGGAGTTAAAAAAGCTATCATTAGCGGTACATTAAGAAATCTTTCATTAACAGGGTTAGGATTTGACGGTAACGGCGATATACAAGTTAACAACGTTGATATTATCGATGTTAGTTGTGATAGCTGCTCTATTAGTAACTGTTTCTTTACTGATGGGTATACATTACTAAAAATAAATTCTAAAGTACAGTCTGACATTTCTAATTGTTATTTTGAAAGTGCAGTTGTAGAATCAGCTAACTTAACTGGTACTGGTGTTAGACTTACTAACTCTATGTTTAAGTCTATATCAGATGTTAAAGGAAAAACATTCTTAAATGTAGGATGTGATAATTCTATCATTGACAACTGTATTCTCGATAAAGAAGTTAAAGACCCTTTAATTATTAGTGGTGAAAATAATGTTGTAAATGTAATGTATAATTACCCTTACAATAGTAAACAGGTTTACGGGAATAATAATGTAAAAATTTATCGCAAATACGAAGAAAGTAAAGCGGATAAGAAAATTTTTCATGGTACTGATTTTGTTGTAGATGCTAACTTAGTTTATTCGACACCTGCAACTGACGGTACATTCTATGATACCGTTACAATGAAATCTGATGAAACAAATACACCATATAAAGTTATGGTTGAAAATGAAACAACAGGCACCATCCCAACTAGAATGACAGAAGCCGAAGAAGAAATCGCAACTAATGCCACTAATATTGCTAAAAATTCTAGTGAAATTACAAAAACAAATGAAGCTCTTGACAATTATAAAAATGAAACAAATAAAACTCTTAGCAATTTTAAGAATGAAACAAATACTAAATTTACAAAGGTTAACAATGATATATCAAATATCAATGCTGAAATTGATAATATAAAGGGTATTGAGGGTATTCGTGCTAATCGTAAAATTATTATTGCGTGTGATAGTATTGGTATTGGAACAAACCCTGACGGACATGTAACAGGATTTACTGAAATCATTAGACAGAAAATGGGACTAACTACAGGCTCTAGTTTCTTCATATGCGGTGGAAATAACTTTGCCTTTAACTCACCAACCACAGCATTTAGATGGATTGAGGCAATGAAAAAATTGACTACACCTGACGACAACTCTATTACAGATATTTATGTATTTGGTGGCGATAACGATGCACATGGTAGTTTTGATTACAATAACATAAACCCGCTATTAGCACAGATTGAGATATTTTGTGATTATTGCAAAGGCAGATTTCCTAACGCTCAATTATCAATTGGCATGATTGGATGTAAAATGAACGCTAAACCATATATTATGAGCGGTGTAAAAGATGCTTATAGTAGATGTGGAAAATATGGCGCAAGATTCATTGATAATTGCAATTTCATATTACACGATTTATCTTTATTTGCAAGTGACAATATTCACGTCACACAAACGGCGCAAAACTTATTAGCTAGTTACTTACTTTCAGTTATTTACGGTGGTAATGTGTCTGTAGTTAAAAAGTATTATACCTTTGAATTTGCAGGTACAAATAAAATTACACCTTTTGGTGGTACAAAATACACAGGAACACAGTGGATGTATAACAATGTTAAACACTGGGGGTTTGATGCTTTAAAGTTTAACATTGAGACACCTATATTTTTAGATGTTTATGGCGGTGCTGATTTAGAAGCTTTTACATTTGATAAAGGGTATATTTGTGGTGATGATAGTTATAATGGTTGCCGATTTACAACAATGTGTTTTGGACATTTCAGTGACGGTCAAAACAGAGCTATGAGTGTAAGGTTTAACGTTATTAACAGAAAAATAATATTATCATTTGTATGCTTA